TTGAATTGGTTGAGAATTTCGAGAGTGTTGAAGGTGATGGTGATTTCGGGATTGGTGTTGTTGGTGTTGTAGTTGATGTTGGTGATATGGGGGTAGTACCAGGCGAGGGTGGTGAAGATATTGTGGTTGTAGTCAAAATCGAAGGTGATGGTAGTCAATGTTTTTCTCCTTAGCTAACTATACCACCCTACCTTGTTTTCGAAATATTGTACATGCTTATTGTCAAAAAAATGCGGCCGAAGCCGCATTTTCTTATCCGTACATTTTGTGATAGGATCGAACCAGATCCACCGCTTTCTCAAGGTATCGTTGAGGTCGTTCAATGAAGATCTGAGACTCGAGGGAGTCATCGACTCCAATGATGATGACGATATCCTTCACTAAGATACCTGTCATCTCCCATAGCATATATGAGTAGAGGCTCGCTTGTAGGAAATAACCTTCGATCCAATCCTTACGCTTGAGCTTCGCAGAAGTCTTGTAGTCGATGATCGACAGACGACCGTCGTAGTCTGCTATCAGGTCACAGGATCCTGCTAACTTGAGATGATCAGAGAAGAGAGTACACTCAGTAGCACGAACCATGTCTACCTTCTCATCCAGAACCTTCTTGATCTGATTGAACATCATCATGTTATGCGGCATCGACGTATCGATGTCATGACCTAATACGTAGTTCTCACACATCGTATGGACGTTCGTGCCGCGAGTTGAGGCTCGAGCCGAAACTCGAGCCGCTTCTTCCTCACCGACTCTTTTCCGCCAGGTTTCGAGCGCAGACTTATCCATCATCTTGCCGAGAACAGCAGTCACAGACGGATATCGGTTGCCTTCAGGTGTTTCATAGAAACGTGTTGGGCCATCTATCCTTTGCAGTTCAGCAAATTCGAGTAATTCGTATTCGAATTCTTTACGATTGGAGACCAAGTTTTTGTCGAGCAATTATATATTCCTTCACTAGTTTCGAACGAACAATATCTTGTTCGAGAAAATCAACATGTACAAAGTCATTTAACTTACCGATGACTCGCATAAAATCTTTCAGTCCGTTACGTTCTTGTTCTTTCGTAAGATCTGATTGTCGGAAGTCTCCACAGAATAGTACTCTACAACCTTTACCAATACGAGTAATCACTGAATCAAGTTCATGGAATGTCATATTATTCACTTCGTCCACAATCACATAACAGTTATTCATGGTGATACCGCGAATAAATGACGTCGAGATGAACTCAATGGCATTCTTTTGTTTGAGGATCTCGTACGCATCAGACCGATCAAACAGCTCGGTACAGATGGCGTAATAAGGTGCCTCATAAACTTTCATCTTTTCCTTCTGATTGCCAGGAAGAAATCCCATATCTCGTGTCGGTACTACCGATCTTACAATATAAATCTTATTTTGTACACCTCTATTTGACATGAGTGCATCAATAGTTTTTGAAAGAGCGAGAAAAGTTTTACCGGTACCAGCCATACCGTGTAACATCAGGTGTTTTCCGTCATCGAAAGCGTCAAACGCAATACGTTGATTTTCTGTGAGTGGGTTAACGTTTTTTAAATTAAAGTTTTGAGACTTAAATGTCAATCCTTCTTGCGTGTCGCCATTTTGTCTGGCGATTCTTTTTTCTCTTTTCGTTAAACGCGACTCGATGTTATATTCCACTGGATATCCTTATTTTTTGTTGCGAGCTTTATTGACTGCCTCTCTGATCTTCGTACTTTTAATGTCTTTATCGCCGTGCTGTTGACCGAGTGGGGAGTAAGGGTTGGCATTACCGATTCTATTGAGTAGATCGTTAAAACCTGAGTCATTTTTATGAGTCACTCCTGCTATTCCTGATACAAAATGCGGAGCACCTATAATCTCTTCGATATCGGGATTGTCGGCGAGGAAATCTCTTTTCTGTTGATAGTTAAAGAATTCCTCGAAAGACTCTCCGGTTTCTTTGAGTCTAAATTCGTATATAGGCATCAATAATCTTCATCTTCTATCAGATCTAATAAGGTACTTTTTGTCTTAGAACGAAGGGCAGCTTGAAGCCGCTTCTCACTTAGGTGTTGACGACGATCGTGCGATGTATTTTTCGAATCGTCATATTCTTCATTATATTTTCTAAAACGCTTAACTGTGTTGCTCATTTGGAATTAACCCTGGAAAAGCTTCGTTAATTGTTGCGACGTTAAGTCCTTCGACTTTCTTATCTTTGACTGCAATTAAAAGATTAGCATCCTTTGGATGAAGAGATTCGAGAAGACCGGTGAAAAGGTTTTCGCGCTGATGCTGCTTGAGATCAGGACGATTACCACAGAGGTAGAGAGGGAGTGTACGTGCCTCTTTGTAGAGTCTACCTTCTGTATCGAGCACCTCACATGGCTTATAAGGAGGCGCACCTTCTGGCAACCACCAACCTACGTTCGGATGGAATGCCAATTCAAGAATATACCGAAGTGTTTCGTTGTCATACTGTCGTAATATAGAAACTTTTGTTGGTACATCTTTTGCTTCCTTGACCAAATCAAGGATCTCTGCGATCGCTAATGTTCTTTGCATTTGCATATTAAAACTCGTTAATGCTTTCTAATAGGAGTTTGAGACGACGTTCGATAAAGTAGTTGAAGAGTTTGTCTCTTCCTTTACCAGCTTGCTGCTCGTATTGCACGAGTACTTCCTTCTTAATATCAGGAGGAATGAAGTTGAGATCGACTAGCTGCTGATTGCGAAGATAACCGCGTAGCATGTTCTCGTCACAGAATTCCTTTGGATCTGCATCGAGCCATTGATCTAATTTTTTCTGACTAATAGGTTTTTGTCTGGCACCGACAACGAACGTGTCATCTGCTGACAAGAAATTAGGAACACCATCGCCAGTATCGCCGCGAATGATGTGTTCTTTCATAAACTTATCGACATCGTTTGTCTTGCGCCACTTCTTCTGTACAGGATCAAACTGCTGCACGTTCATGTAAGCTTGCAACTGCACAAAGTCCTTATCACCAGAAAGAATCAAAATCTTCTCGTTGGTATTGCCATAGGTTTGTGCAAGAGTACCGATGATATCATCAGCTTCGGCTCCGTCTACGCGAAGTACTCGATAAGGAAAGTAATCCTTGAGTTCATCGCGAACCTTATTCAAGGTCTCGAATACAGAATTCCAATTGATCTCGGACTTCTCGCGATTCTTACGACGATTGGCCTTGTAATAGGGAAATACTTGGCGGCGCCAGTTATTACCAGCATCGCATGCAATAATCATCTCGCCGAACTCGTTCTTAAACTTCACATTATAAGCTCTCACTGAATTGAGAACCATATGTCGTAAAAGATCTTCTTCGATATCTGCGTTCGTGTGGTTTCCAAGTTGTGTCATTAGATTGGAAATCATAACCTGTGAAAGGTCCATAATAATCATTTCAGATTCTCACTCTTCTTCTGGTAAAGTATATGTATATTCGATTGTATTGTCTTCATTATATTTAAATTCAAATATATTGTCAGATATATTATGAAATGAGTGTTCAAGATTATATTGTCGATGTAATAAAGCTTTGATGCCTTCCATGACTAAGGCGACATCTTTTACATATTTATCGTCATTGATATCTACACCATATGCTCCGAACATATTAATTACTTCAGGAATCATGTCATTCATCACTCCTGCCACGTGATCTTTTCGAGTTTGAGTTACCTTATCGTAAATTTCCTCGATGTTTTGAGGCGGAGCGCCTTCTCGACGAAATCCTGGAAATAAGATTACGTTGTCTGTCATTTAACAACCCTTAGTAGAATAGTGTCTTCATTGATTCGACCATTCGGTTTCGACTCCACGGTTTTAATCTCTTCTATAAACTTGCGAAGATTAACTTTACCAGCTCCAAGCAAGGCTTGAATAGATGCGTCTGGCTTTCGCAAGCTTTTACTTGTAGAGGTTTCGATATCATAACCAATGAGAGTAGTACCCTTCACTTGAATTCCAGCTGGGCCAAGCGAGTCATATCGACTGAGCTTCTTGTACTTAGTATTATAAGTCCATAGCTGTGTACATCCTACGATCTCTGTTGGATGAACAGAGACGATCTTAAGTGAAGGTTCTTCCTTCTGGTATTTAAGGTTCTTGACCAGATCAACTGCGGACTTTGCTTTCTTCTCGCGAGGCTTACTAACCTTGACAGCCTTCTTGTTATTGACATAACGATCGATGTCATCGAAGAAACTCTGCCAAAAATTAATCCAAAACTTCTGACGCTTGCCAAAGGCTTCTTTGACTTGCTCGTCATCAGACATGATCTCTGTATACTGAGGACGATAGTAGTCAGCCACGATGCCAAGAATCTGAGCATTGAGTTCGTTGGCTTGACAGAAGGTGTACATCGAGAATTCTTTGCCATCGATAACATTATCGATCTCTTCTTCGAGACTCGTAATGATGTAGTTGGCTTTCTCACGAATGCGAGCTTGAATATTTACGACAGGCTTTACAACGACAGTGTCTTCAACTTCTTCGACAAGCTGGCTAGCTGCCACAAGAAGCTTCTTGACATTATCATTGAAGTAGTCAAGATTCTTCTGCGGTAAAACATTACCATTGAGAAGAATGCGAGCAATGTTACCAAGAGTTTGTGATATCTTCCAATTTGGCAATTTACGTAGCTGCGCAATCTCATTCTTCGTGTAATTACTCTTGGCATAAGAGAAGAACCAGTCACGCGACTGATCATCGGATGCCATGTAGTTATACCAGTTTAAGGCTTGACTAAAGTGCGTAATTACAATAGGTTCAGAACCATAGGCCTTTTCATCGAACGACCTAATTGCCGCACGAGAGATCTGTTTGGGTTTAGCTTTTACCTTAATGACCATATTTACCCTCTGCAGTTTCCTTGTTGCATTATTCAATCTACCACAGTTTTGATAATTTGTACATGTTTATTTTCATAGATCGATTTTATAATTAAAAATTGGACCAGCAGTGGGTGTATATTGTGTTGCATTCGGTTCCCAACCAGGCGTGCCAACCATTGGCTCCCACTTTTTGTCGATATGTTCCTTTTTGACATAAGACCACTTACGAGGAGTTTCCATTGCCGTTTCCATGCCATACTCGAGCAACTGATTGTGTACAGCATCGTGTTCGTACATCTCTACGTCATCGAAGACGAAGACAGCGCCAGGATCTGATCGTTCAAGGAAGAATGCAATCTCAGCATCGAGTGCTTCGAGTGTATGAGGACCATCGAAGTGGACTACGCTGTATTTATTGACGATGCTCTTATGCTCCGCATAGACAGGAACGCCATCAGCATAGCGATTAAAGAACTCGGTATCTTCGAGATTGAACATGTAGAAGTTGACGTTCTTCTGCCGGCAATACAGATACATG